ACTAATAGTATAGCCATCATTATATTGATTGACCATACTACTTCAGACATATGCCTGTGCAGCAAGATAGACTGCCAATGATAAAGAAACTCCCATCACTGTGAGTCTACTCATCCACCACATAATCTCATGCTTATTTTTTATTATTAGTGTTGTCATAATTAATGTCCCATTGGGATACCTGCTGCCATCATTCGAGATATATTATTAACCTCTTCACTTGTGCAGTAGTCAATAAAATGAGGATGCTCCCGTAGATATGGGACATCCTCTTTGCTATGCTGTATTGCTTCGTATGCATCTGTTGCATACTCACAAATTTCTAAATGATGATGTTGTGTGTCGTGATAACCGACTGTGTAATGCTTTTGTTGCGTTAGGGGCATGATCTGTTCAATCCCATACTGCATATATTTATAGCATAAAGTAGTAAAAAATACCTATTTGTGTGTGGACTCACTGACTTCATCAGGAGTTGGAAACCTAACTCCTTCACAGTCAGATTTGGAACAATAGTATCTACCATCCTTGCTTGTTGGTTGAGTAAGATACTCTACATCCTTAACCCAATCATCCATTGCTTCTCTTACAATAGATTTAATTTCCTTTCTAATCCAATTTAACATCTCATAATACTTGAATAACTGCTACTACATCTGGTATCTCCATCATGAGTTTCTTTTCTATACCTTGCTTCAAGGTCATGGTACTCATAGCACATGACTCACATGCACCACCCAATCTTACTTTGACATATCCAGTTTCCTCTTCTATATCTACAAGTTGAAGAGAACCACCATCTGCTTCAATATAAGGAAGAAGTTCTTCTAGAACTGTAACTACATTTTCTTCTGTTAATTCCATAGTCTTGTTAATTGTCGAACATCTGTTACACCATACAATGCTTTACATCTCTGTTCAGCATCCTCTCTTAGATTAGATGATGATATAAATTCCACCTTTGTTAATCTATTTGAGTTAAGTAAAATCTGTGCTGACCATTTAGTTTCCATTATTCACCACACTTAGGACAAACTTCTTTCTTCTTTAATTCATTTGCTTGACCTGCTTTCTCTGCAGCATACAATGCAAATGCTTTGGTCGCAAGACTACCCATAGTCCTCTCAATACTATCTCTAGTTTCTTGAGTACACTTTTCAGTAACAAAACAACCCGCAATAGTAGAAGATACTATTGCCAGTTCAAATCCAACCACTACAAAGATAAGTCTGAAGACCCACTTGAGTGATTGGGTCATAAGAGAATTGCTCCTATAACAAATCCAAGTGCAGCGTTAGCACACTTACTCTGGTATGGAGATAGATTAAATTTTTTCTCTATCTTCTCTAAAATCTTCTTATCTAATTCGACCCCTTTATCGAATGAAGATTTAAGTAATTCTTTAATTTTTTTCATTACTCTTCTATCGTACTACTTATATCTATATCTTCTTGACATTCTTTAGCAAGATCTTCAGCCATCTGACCACCTATTTCAGCACCTTGATCCATTCCAATCATTGTAGCAGCACCAGCAAGTACCCATCCTACTATAGGAATAGATGCAATTCCAGTGTTAGTAACAGCAGCAGTACCAAGTCCCCCCCCCACTAATCTACCTGTCTGTTCACCACCACCTTTCTTCTTAATACATGCAATCATCTCAGGACTCATACCACCCTTACTCTGTGATGGTGCCAAATAATACTGCTCATGCTTAGATATTTTTGTCTTACCCATTCCTAAGAATCCACCAGGTCTATCCACCCCTTCAGACTTGACTAGTACTCTAGGATCATGTGCTCTATAGTTTATAGTATATCCTTCCTTATTTGCTATGACATTATAAGAAGTATATTCACCGATAGGTAAATTCAACTTAGGGAATGATTCCTTTCGAGCAATCATCCCTATCATTCCTATATGCGATATGCCTAAGAGTGTTCCTAGACTAATACCTATCCATTTTTTCATAATATAATCTCCAATTTATAGTGTAACAGGTGGTTCTTCCTTCTTAGGTTGAGTTGCAGCAGCAGTTAAGTTAAGAGGTGCCTGTTCGATTCTAATAATCTGTGCAGGTGCAGTTTGTGATGCCTTCTCAATTAACTTCTCCATATCTGCTTTAGATACAGAAGGTGTAGACTTTGCACCATTACCATTACTCTTATTCTTAGCAGTCTGAACGCCGAATGTAGCTAAAACTCCCGTAAACACCGAAGCTATGAACGTGGGATCTATATTCTTCTGTGGGAAGTTTGGGATGGCAACATAATTCAAAGTCAAAATTCCGCCGGACCAGACCAAAATACCAAGCCGTACAAATGTACTAATGATTGCCATCTGTTCGTCATGGTCAGGAACAATAGCATCTGCCATCTTTCCTATAATACCTTTAGGTTTTTCTTCCTTCTACTTCTTCTTTAACTTCTTCAGAAGCCTCAGGTACATCTACCTTTTCTTCTTCTTTTACTTCTTCAGGCATAAAAATAAGGGTGACTATTTCTATATAGCACCCTTAACCTTTTATTAAAACTGAATTGGAGCAGTAGGTGCAGCAGCAGGAGCAGAAGCTTGTGGTGTAGAAGGAGCAAGATCAGGAGTACCGATAGGTAAATCACTACCTAATGATCCACCAAGTCCAGCACCACCAAGTCCACCCATGACTGAACCAAGTGCCTTTTCTTTAACGTCTTCTATGATGGCCTCCCGATTAACGTAAACGTAACCAACAGTGCCAACAACGGCAACAGATACAGCAGCAGACGCAACAGCAAGTACATTAATTAGTTTTTGCATTGTTTCTTTTATAAGTAATTTATTTATATTTCTCCCCAGTATAGTATGCTTTGTAATAATTGACAAGTCCTGCTGTGGTTACTTGCTTACTGCACCAGTCATCAGCACATTCATAAATTGATTGATTAGAATATTTTCCTTCTCCAAAATTCTTAAAAAGGATTAATAATACTCGTTGACGAAGAACTAATTGGTCTTCGGTAACTGTAGAATACTCAATACTCATGCTAATAATCCTAAAGATCCTGCGGTTACACCTACTGTAACAAAGAAACCAAATTCTAGCAAGTCCCTAGAACCTGGTGGTATAGATGTTAATAATACTGCTAAGGGAATCATTGTCCTTGATCGAATGTGAATATAGTAACTAACATAATAAGTGTCCCAATACCCACCACTGCTAAAAATAATTCAATTGTACAGTGGTGGAGCAGTTGAAACATTTATGAATAAATTAATGATGTTATTGGCCCGTTAAAAGCAAAATATAAACTGATTAAACCGAAAAAGAATAGTTGTGGCATTGCACTAGGTATAAATACTACACAATTATATAGGAAACATTAAGTTTCTGTCAAGTATTTTTACCTAGTGAAGAGAATTACTGTTATACCAACAACTCCAATCATCGCAAGACGACCATTCCATCTTTCAGCGAAACGCCAGTAGTGATGATTCCAATCAATCATGCGCCAGAAGGAACTGCAACGGGAACAGGTTCCATCTGTCCTACTCTTATACCTTTACCACCATCTTGATCATCGTCATCATCATTGATGGCACGAAGAATAAGTTCGACCAATACTAAAGCAGCCATGGGATAAAAAACCCAGAGGACTGCTACTAGTGGTGATATACTGTCTGATGCGGCTGAGAAGTCGCTCATTGTTTTGTTACGGTTTCTTAATATTTGAATAAGTATTTATACTTTACAAAATTTAAGCAAAGTATTTGAATTTGGTATAGAGTGCTACACCAACCCAGAAGAGTACCATAGTTGCTCTTCCATTTGATCTCCAAAAGAGATCATAAGTGCCTTGCTTTCCCATTAGAATATACCTGGGATGATTTGACCTGTGGTGACGTATGCTCCGACTGCGGCTACGAAACCGATCATTGCCATCCAACCGTTAAACTTTTCTGCTTCTGGTGTCATTTTCTTAGATTAATTAGGGGTAGAAATTTAAAGAGACCTGCGTTCGACTACGCAATCCCTGGGATAATCCATCCGAAGATGGCATAGTTATGGATTGCTGCAAACAAACCAATCATCGCTAGGCGACCATTGAGTAACTCAGCATTCTTCCAGTAACCTTCGTAATTTTCAACGTATTCCATCTGAGGTTGGTTAGCAAAGATGTTTTGCTTACCATACTCAGTAACGGTGTTACGTCTTGCTACTGATTGTGTCATGTTGTTAACTTATGTTAAGTAACGTTACATAATTATATAGCAAAGATTAAATTTCTGTCAACCCCTAAAGGTGGGGTTACCCCCAATCAGACATCCTGATTTAAGTCATCAGGAAAAGTTATCACGTCAGATCCCAGTCCCACAGCGTAATCTGCACCGAATGTCACTGTGCCAGCAGCACCGATGTCACTGGTATCGATCTTGATATCATCATTAAATGTGAGTGCATCTCCTAACGTAGTGTCAGGTACAAATGATATACCAGTTGTAACATTAGCTTTGGCAACAGACTTAAGTCCTTTGTATGCACAAACTAAGTTGTCTAAATCTTTCTCACTAACATCTGCTTCTATAGCAGCAGTAAGTGCTTCTCTAACTGCTACGACAGCAGCATCTAATTTTGAATGTAATCCACAAGTCATTTACTTTCTCCGTAGTGTGTTTAGGTGGTCGATGATGTCCTCTCGGATCCACATCAGTTCATTATAGCACTTTTGGTTGTGAGCACAAGTGCGTAGTGCGTTGTCAGGTTTATGGACAGACTCGATAAAGATATCAAGTGCTCTATTCCATAACTCATCCTGACTTTCCTTTGGGATTGCCCCTTGGTCTTGCATTGCTAGTCGGTACTGTTGTAATAGGTATGCATAGTAAGTGTCCTCAGACATAGGACAACCAACCTGTTATGATCTTCTTCTCAGA